TCTACTCATACCTTCTTCTCCTTTGTTTCTTGAAACAATATATCTATCCATTTAACATTCTTCATACCAACCAATGCTTGTTTTAGCATTTGTTCATCGCTTTTATTATCAACAACAATAACAAATTTTTTCTCTTTAATAGTCGTGTTGCTTGGGTTAACAATCATTTTAGATTTATGAATGTGCACCCTAGCTTCCTCAACAGTCTTAAAGTTTAAATTTCTGGAAACCATTTAATGCAGCTCTAGCTTTTGTTTTTCTAGCTCAGCTATTTTCTCAACTAAATTAACCAAAAGATTTTTGTCGTTTTCTATTTGCTGTTTTATAGCTTCTGGTCTATTCAACAAAGAACCTGCTGATTGCAAGTATATTTTAATCATTTGGCATACGGCTTGATGCAAATAATCTCTGGTGTCGTCTATGTAACTCGATGTTTTTTCGTCTATCATTTGTTCTCTCCAAGAATTAATATACCTTTAGTATAAACTAAGGGGTTTACTTTGCAACCAAAATTTCATACTATGGAACAATAACTAATCAGGAGAAGATTATGAGAATGACGGAAATGGATTTTATAAGGGAAGGTATGAAGGCTTTACAGCCAGGATTACCATCTCCCAATCATACTAAAGATATACAAAGCGACATGCAATCAACTGAAAGGTTGAGCAAATTTGTTGAGTACATTCGACAGTATCACCCCGCTCTTTTTGAGCATGCTTATAAGGAGGCCTGCAAATGAGTATGAGCCAGGAACAAATTAAAAAAAGGTTAAATGATTTAATAGACGTTTGTGATATTAACGAATATGTAGATTGGCAAATGCAGGAAGCTCAAGATGAGTGGAATGAATTTTCTAGTCTTATTAAAGTTTATTTTAGAGATATTTTATTAGAGGAAAACAAAAAATGATTGAGATAATTGGGCCTATCTTCGGAGAAGCGTTTTTAATTTGGTTAACCATTGTTCTTATTCTTTACACAGTAGCTACATGCTGGAAAAATATGTAATGGTCATTCATACAAGAGAGTGCAACGTATGCAAGCAGACAAAAGAGTTGAACTCAAAGAACTTTCCTGATAGAAAACTTAAAAAAGCACCCCCTTTTAGATGGGGGTGTAGATCTTGCTACAACACAACGAAAAGAACTTTAACAAGTTATTGGGCAAGTAAAATGATCTCTGGTGCTAGGCGCAGGTCATTAAAAAGAAGTTGGCCACCCTGCACTCTTAAAGCTAAAGACATTTGTAATGTATGGCCAAAAGATAATATATGTCCAGTATTGGGAATTCCAATGGTTCATGGGCATCAAGACAAATACAACTCACCCACATTAGAACGCATTAACAACAATGAGATATATATAATAGGCAATATTCTTATCGTATCGCATAGAGCCAACTGCATTAAGAACGATGGCACTTGGCAAGAGATTATGAAAGTAGCAGAATTTTACAAACAATTAGAGGAAAATAAAAATGGCTAAAACTTGGTTAAAAGAAAAAATAGAAAGTATTAAAAAGAAAACATCAATAGGCAACTCAAGACTCAGCGATGGTGCTGGAACTAACAAACGCCAAACACGTAAAAAATATAGGGGACAAGGCAAATGACTCAATACAAAGATGCTGTAAAAAAGCAAGACAAAAAACTTAAAGCAGAAGAAGACAACAGTAGGGTGGTTTGGTATGAATACCAAATAGGTGCAGACCAACACTTTAGAAAATTAAAATACGCTAGCGGCAAAGAAGTAACAATAGATCTATCCAACAAAAATTAAATGCAGTTTAAATTTTTTATATTTTTATTTTTTTTTACAGGATCTGCTTTAGCTCCTGTTGAATATTCTAAAAAACAACAGTTTATATATTGTCGAGATTTGCTTTATACCAAGTACCCAAAAGAAATAAACAAAAATGCCTGGAATAATTGTATGAATAAAAAAATGTATTATGCCTCTTAGAGATTACCAACAAGAAGCTTTAGACGCTTTAGAAAACTATATTGCTATTGAAGACGGCAATCCTTTGGTTGTTATGCCTACTGGTTCTGGTAAGTCTCATGTTATAGCGGACTTTGTTTTGCATATGAACGAGCAAAAGAAACAAAAAACTTTGATTGTTTCTCACGTTAAAGAAATTCTTTTTCAGAATTACGAGAAGCTGCAAGATGCTTGGCCGTATGGAGATATAGGTTTGTATGGCAACAGCTTAGGAAGTAGAGATACAGACAACGATATTATATATGCTCAGCTCCAATCAGTTTGGAACAAGGTAGATCAACTTCCTTTGTTTGACCTTCTTACAATTGATGAAGCTCATCTTGTTCCTAAAGACGGCGAGGGAATGTATCGCTCGCTTGTTGTCGCCCTTAAAGAAAGAAATCCAAATTTAAAAGTAATTGGCTTTACTGCTACCCCGTATCGACTCAACTCTGGAATGTTAACCGAGGGTAAGGGATCTATCTTTGATGATGTTGCAGTAGATTTTGGAAGCGGAGATAACTTTATAAGACTAATTGATGAAGGTTATTTGTCTCCCTTGGTAACTAAGTGTATGGATACTGAGTATGAGATTGACGATATAGGTTTAAGGGGCGGAGAGTTTATTCAAACAGACTTACAGGCCAAGATGAACGATAGCGGCAGAACCAACAAAGCCATGCAAGAGGTTCTAACCAAAGGTGCTAATAGAAAACAATGGCTTATTTTTTGTGCTGGAATAAACCATGCAAGAATGGTCAGCGACATTTTAAATTCAAATCATATTGCCTCTAGGGTAGTAACGGGAGATACCCATCAAAACGAAAGAGATAAATTAATAGCAGATTATAAAAACGGAAAGATAAGAGCCTTGGTTAATTGCGATGTTCTAACAACAGGTTTTGATGCTCCCAATACAGATATGATTGTGATGCTTAGACCAACCCATTCACCAGGTTTGTATGTGCAGATGATGGGAAGGGGAATGCGTATTGCAGAAGGCAAGAAAGATTGTTTGATCTTAGACTTTGCTAAAAATATTGAACGTCATGGCCCTATTAATCAGATAGCACCCAATCAAAAAGGCAAGCGAAAGAGAACAGGAGAAGCCTTAGTTAAGAGCTGTCCTGCATGTAAATCATATGTACCCAAGGCTGTTACCACTTGCCCAGATTGTGGGTATATCTACCCCATGCGTAAGCTAGAGCTAGACTTAGTTTCTTCTCAGTTAGATATTATTTCTAAAGCTGTAAAGAAAGAACGCTACGATACCAAGGTAATTAGCATGTGGTTTGGCAATCATCAGAAAGCAGGCAAGCCAACCCCTGTTCTTAAAGTTAGTTACAAGACACCCAATAAAATTATTAGCGAGTATGTGTGCTTTGAACACTCTGGTTATGCAAGAGACAAAGCTGTTGTTTGGTGGAACAAAATGGTAAGTGGAGACAGCTTGAGAAGATCCCCTCCAATAACAGTAGACGAAGCTTTGTTTAGACAGTTAGAGGTTAACAAGCCAGATTTAATTAAAGTAGATTACTCTGGCAAGTTTCCAAATATAGTAAATCACATTTATGCAGATAGGTAAGCCAACAAGTTGCTATCCGTTCAAAATAGAGACAGGCGGTTTTATGTTTATTCCTTATGATTATACTGAAGCAGAATTAAGTTTTACGGGATGCAGAGAGGATTTAATAAAAATAGAAGACTACTGGGATTCAATAGGAAATCCCAAATACAACAAAGACATATCATTTAATGGAAATATGTTAGAGATGTATAACAATTTGAGGTATTGGCCCAAGCCAATTTTTAATAATAAAATCGTGCAAACGATAATTTTGGAGTATGAATATGATAATAAAAGAACTGGATAAATTTGAATCTGAACAGAAAGGTGAGACTTTAGTCTTTGCCGATATACCTAACTCTGTCTACCATGCAGGCGTTGGGATTAGCAGCAGTAAGGTTAGAGCCTTTGGTAAATCTCAGCTGCATGCAATAGAGAAAGTCCAGGAGACAACACCTGCGATGAACTTCGGTACAGCCGCTCACGCTTTGCTAGTAGAGGGCGAGAAAGAGTTTAATGATACTGTGGCTGTTGTTATGGGATCTCCCTATACCAACGCTAACAAAGAGCTCAAGAAAGAATACGAAGAGCGAGGTTTGACTGTTATTAAAGAAAACGAGATGAAAGCCATCAAAGGTATGAAAGAACATATGATTGAAGAAGGCAACATCTACCTTAACGCTGAAGGCAAAGTAGCAGAGGCTAGTTTCTATTGGTATGAAGGCGAGGTTCTTTGTAAGTGCAGACCAGATGTTATCTGTCCTCCTGTTCAAAGTCCTTACCCAGACAATGCTATTTGTGTTGTTGACTACAAAACAACTCAGTCTTGCGATCCAGTAGAGTTTGCTTATTCGGTGAAGAAGTATGGCTATGACATGCAGGCTGCTTGGTATCGCAGAGGTATGGAAGCGGCAGGATTTAAACTTCACGAATTTGTTTTTGTTGCTCAAGAGAAAGCTTACCCATACGCATCTAAAGTATTTATTATCTCGGAAGAGCAGATGAACTATGGCTGGGAAAAAATGGAAGGGTTCTTAAATTTATATAAAGACTACTCAGAAGGTGGCCATCTATCTGTTTATAACTCGCCAAATATAGTGACTCTAAATCTTTAAAGTATGTACGATAAGAAAAAACCTATTGATTATAAGTTTAAAGAAGATATAACTCTTGCTGATTTGCAGGAGTATATCGACAGCACATACAACCAACATTACTCTCAAGGCAAATACCAGGCAACAGACATGATTGTTGATTCTGGTTATGGCGAGGGTTTTTGTATTGGTAACATAATGAAATATTCCATGCGGTATGGTAAAAAAGACAGCAAGAAAAAGGAGCTCCTTAAAATCATTCACTATGCAATGATTGCTTTATACATCAACGACCAATAATTATATGCTAGGATTATAGGTATGTTTCTTTCAAATATTCCTCAATACCTATGCGTCTATGAGGTAGACGACGACATTCATTTAGTTATATTGCAGGCTAGAAACGCTACGCAAGCAGAGCTTTTTGCCGTACTACAATCTATGGAAGACAGCAGCGTTGATTTAATTTTAGGAAAAATTTTAGACGTTAGCGAGTTAGATCCATCTCATCACATAAGTTTAACGATTCATTAAAAGGTGCTAGGTAGGTATTTAGTATCTAAGGGGGAAGATAATACCTTTTGGGCGTCCTAGCAAACCCTATAAATTACAGGCTCGGTTTTGCTGGAGCTGAAGGCTTGGAAGACGAATCTTCACTTACCCAAGCTGGAGCATTCTCTGCTTGTTTCGGAGACATTGTCTCCAATGGCCCAAAAGCCTTAATGTTGTTTTTATCATTAGGGTAATCAGGATTTTTACTTTTTTCTATTCCAAAAGTAGTCATCACTTTATTACCAACAAGCTCACCAGCATTCGAAGGTGGGTTGTCTTTTCTACCAACAGCTTTTACCAAACTAGAAAATTTTCTAGATGCTATCTCTCTAACAAGTTCTTGTTTTTCTGAGTCAGCATTGGTATACCAAAGATTAAGATTGTCTCTTGCGATCCAACCTTTGTATTTTTCGCCACACACTTTAACTTCTAACTTGAGATATTCGTTGCCCGCTTGAGAAGTAGTCTTCTCGCATGTGCTAATCTCTGTTAAATAGTCCCCTTCTGGAATAGTGGATTCACCACTACTACCAGATTCAAAATCAAACTTGACGTCTGCAAAATCGCTCATTATTTTTCTCCTTTTGTAAATCCAAGCTTATTAATAATATATGTCAAGTTAGGCTCTTCAAAAGAATCTAGCTTGCCACTCCTGTCCTTAGCAATATAATTATCACCAAGAATTGTTTGCAACCAACGATTGGTTACTTTTTTCCCTTCATCGTTTTCTTCTGTGAAAGTCCTAAGACATAACACTTCATCAAAGAAGTAAGGAATTTGTTGCGGTAGTTTTGCACCAACCATCATAGGTTGATAATGAAACATACCAGTTGATTCATCTCGAAGTTTATCTTCTTTAGCAACAAAAATTACGTGCATTTTAAGATCTCTAAATCTACGCATCGTTCTTGTCATTACTGTAATAACCTCACCATAAGCCTGTCTGGGATCTTTAGACCTTGCTTTCTCTTGTGCTAACAAAAGCTCAGACATCTCAGTTACGCTGTCTAAACAGACAGTATCGTAATCGAGTTTGCCACTTTCTAGCATCTCAGCAATTTCTTCAATCTCATGGGCTTCTTTAACCTCAATAGCAGTTACGTTGGTTGCGTCTTTAATAGACAACAAGCCAGCCTCCATGCTTATGATTAAAGTTTTACCTGGTGCGGTTGCACATGCAGTTGTTTTACCAACCCCAGATGCACCATAAACTAAAATCTTAGCTCCTTGGTTATCGACCAAGTCCCCTGGGCTTTTAATTCGATTTAATATATCAGTCATCATCTTCTCCGTTTTATTTTAAAATACTATTTTAATTTATTTTAATATGAATTACAATATGTGTAGACTAAATATTTAACGGAATGTAAAATGAGAGAAGTAGACGAATATCAATGGATGGTAGATTATCTTTGGAGGTTAAAAGTTTTAACCGAGAAAGAACTTAAGTTATTTAAATCCAGAAAGCTAGAACCACAACATAAGGAGAGAGAAGTGCAAAGGATAACCTTAAAGAAGTATATAGAATTTATTGGAACTGTTCCAGCAGCTGAGCTATTTGATTGCTCAACCGCTTCAACAAAAGCTTGGAGATATGGTCTTAGACAACCATCTATTAAACAAGCCAAAAAGATTATAAAGGCATCTGGCGGTAAGCTAGACTTTGAATCTATATTTGGCCCTATTGAAGACAATGGCGAAAACTAAGAGTGTTCAATTTACAAGTAACAGCGCAGGACTCTGCGTTGGACTTAGCTCTTGCTTATGCGGAATATGGAATAAGTGTAGTACCACTCCACAGGCATAACAAAGTACCAACCAAAGAATTAGGGGGGTGGCAGAAGTTTCAAGAGCGACAGCCAACGACGGAAGAAATTGAGAAATGGTTTAAGGGGCGAGACGATTTAGTCGTTGCTCTAGTTTGCGGTAAATTTATCGTAGTTGATGCAGACACGCCAGAAGCAGTAAATTGGTGTGAAGCCAACTTACCAATAACACCTTTTAAAGTAGCTACAGGAAAAGGCGTTCACTATTATTATAATAATCCAGAAAACTTTACTACTTGGGTAGCCAAAAGAGTTGAAGGGTATGACCCTGCAAAGTTAATTGATATTAGAGGTGTTGGCGGATTAATCGTAGCTCCTCATAATATGCATGCAACTGGTGCTATTTACACCCCTACAACAATACCAGATTGGGATCTAAACGATATTGAGGATTTGCCTAACCTTACTCAAGAGTTATGGGTAAAGATAACTGGTGTTGAGAAGCTAAATGGAAAACCAATTGCTACTCCACTATCTATACAGGGTATTTCAGAGGGTGGAAGAAATGACCAAGCAGCTAGACTTGCTGGTTATTTAATAGCCAAAGGTCTTAATACAGACTTTACAGAGTTTTTTGTGCAGTCTTGGAACGAGCAAAACAAACCGCCTTTACCTGCTACTGAAATATCTACTACTGTTAATTCTGTTCAAAAAACGCATGATAGGAAAAACGAGCAAGCACCAGCTTACATATCAACAACAAAAACAGTACAAGAGCCTGCTAACTTGTTCTCTCCTCCTGGTGTATTAAAAGATATATATGAATACTCTGAGAAGATAGCTCACATATCTCAACCTGCAATTAGTATGCAAGCTGCTTTGTCTTTAGGCTCTGTTGCTTTAGGAAGAATGTATAGAACCAATATGAATAACTTTTCATCTTTGTTTTTTATGTGTATTGCTAAGTCTGGTCAAGGAAAAGAAAATGTTAAGACTGTTGTTGAAACAATTTTAGACCACGCAGAACATAGCGATCTTATGGCAGGAGATGGGTATACATCAAGTGGTGCGATCTACTCCTTACTTAGATACAAGCCAACACATATTACTGTAATGGATGAGTTTGGCAAAAGACTTGAGAGTATCTCTAAGTCTAGCAACTCAAACAAAGAGGATGCTTTGCAAGTATTAATGGAGACTTGGGGGCGTTGTCATGGTGTATTAAGGCCAGACAACTACTCAATGATGACGTTAACCAACAAGCAGCAAAAAGAAGTTTTAGATAGGTCAACAATTAAACCTGCTATTACTTTGGTTGGTATGAGTGTTCCTAAAAACTTTTACGGAGCTTTATCAACGGGTCGTATTGTTGACGGTTTTCTTAATAGATTTATTGTTGTTGAATCTCACGTGCCAAGAACAGTAGGAAAAATGGTGGCTTTTGTTGAGCCTCCGCAGTCTACCTACGATTGGGTTTCTCATGTAAGACAAGTAGATAATGAAATGGAACAAATATCTAGAGACAACGCTGAGTTAGATTTTAAACAAAGAATTATAAAGTTTGACGACGACTCAAATGCTCTGCTTGATAGCTTGGCGTACAGATTAGTAGATCAGCAAAATTCTTTAGAGAAAGAAGGTCTTGAGGTCTTGCTTTCTAGAACCAGGGAAAAAGCTATGCGCCTTGCTTTGATAGGAGCTGTTGCCGATGATAGAAAAACCAAAGTTATCAGAGGCGATATAACTCAATGGGCAATTGATTATGTTTATTACTACGATCAATTGTTAATAGAGAACTGTAAAGATAAGGTTGCAGGGTCTGAAATGGAAGGTCGTATCAAACAAATACTTAGCTTTATAAGATCGCAAGGGGAATGGGGTATAAGTAAGCGTGATATTGATAGACGTGAAATATTCAGATCAATGAAGTCCTACGAAGTTAAAGAAATTATAGAAAGGTTAAAGAACTCGGGGGAGATACAAGAAAAAGATTTAAGGGCCAAGGGAACGGGACGACCAACCAAGCGTATTGTTGCAATTGACCCAGAGTTTTTTAAAGAAGACTGATGAAGAAGTTTTTAAATAAATTATTAAATAGGTTCTTGGAATGGTCTTTTCAAAGAAACGCAAACAAACAATTTGAAAGAAGATATAAAGATTAAAAGGAGATATAAATGGATAACCCAAAGCCAAAGATGGAGAATATTAACGATCAGAAGCGTGAAGAACGTGTGGCTGGTTTTATAGAGGGGCTCTGGAATGTTAGGTGTCATAAACTACCAGTTAGTTACGGTTTAGATTACTGGTGTGAATCTAAGGACACTTCATTCTGGTTAGAAGTAAAGTGCAGGACGTTTGGTATAGATAAGTATGACACCTTGCTGCTCTCTTCTAGCAAACTAAGAATGGGTTCAGCTCTATCACTTGCTACCAATCAACCTTTTGTACTTGTTTATGCTATGACTGATAGCGTTTATAGTCATACTTGGAAGAGAGATCATGTATATGATGTTAGATTTGGTACAATAGCAGAGCCTATTTACGAAGAAGATTCAGAGCCTTATATTCATTTTAGTATGGATGAGCTAGAATGTTTATCTCCTCATCCCCTAGGGTTTGACCGAGAAGAGATGGGTCTTGTAAAAAACTATAAAAAGGAAAGCTAATGGGTAACCCCGCCAGTAACAAAGGTTGGTTTTGGGATGATGTAAATAAAAGAATGTATCGCTGGCATGAGCTAGATTTACTAATGAAAGAAAGAACTTTAAAGGAGAAGGAAAATGCCAATCAACTCAAGGACCAAAGGAGCAACGTTTGAAAGAGACGTTGCCAAAATACTAAACGATTTCTTTGAATCTGAAGGTATAGACTACACCTGCAAAAGAAACCTAGACCAATATCAATCTAAAGATCTTTGCGATATTAACATGCCTTACCACGCAGTAGAATGTAAGTTCTACAAAGAAGGAGATTGGTTTCAGAATGGATGGTGGGATCAGGTGTGCAGATCAACGAAAGGCCGCATTCCAGTTTTAATTTTTAAGTTTAATAGAAAACCTATTAGAGTTTGCGTTCCTTTATATGCAATCAATCCTGAGTGGAAAACAGACAACAGTAAAGTTGCTGTAATGTTGATAGAAGATTGGTTGGATGTATTGAGAAATAACTGGGAACTTTATTTAATTAAAGACTAGGCTAGGCTTTGAATGTCTCTATCTATTCTTTGAGCAATATCCATATTAGCCATATTCCCACCTAAAAGATTTAAACTTCTTGGGGCTCTTTGATTTTGAGAAGATAAGTTAGCAGGCTCAACTTCTGGTAACTCTAGAGCTATAGGAGATTTAGGATCTACACCTTGATTTTGAAATTGTCTTTGCCCAGATTCTGCTGTATCTCTGACTGGTTCTGTTATCGCTTGAGCTCCTACCGCACGTCTAATTGGCTGCCCTATTCCAACAGCATCATATAAAGTTGGTAGATCAGTTTTTAGAAAAACTTTGTCAGGTATTTCTCCAGCCAACCATTGAGTAAACCTTTTGCTGCCAAGAAATACTGAAAGAGTTCTTAAAATACCAAACTGAGGTAAAGCCTGCAAAGGTTGGAATATAATTCTAAACATTAAACCTCGCGTAAAAAGATCTCCACCGCCTGATATTTTTTCTCCTCCAGCAAGAAACTTAGATCTAGCTGCTGCTTTTTTTAGAAGATCGTATTGAGCATCCCCAAACGTTTCTCTTAAAACAGCTTGACCATATCCGTCTGGAGACAGGATAGCTTTGTAAAAACCTTCTTCTTTAAACAATTTATCAATGGCATCATCACCAGGGTTAACGTAATCGTTTAATATTTTTCTCATCGCCGCAGTTTGAAACTCTTTAAATTCTACAGACTCTGGGCCCAATAGTTGTTTTACAGTTGCTATTTCTTCTGAATTACCAGACTTAAACAAAGTCTTTACTATATTTTCTGAATCAATTGTTCCATTTTGGATTTTATTAAAAATATTAAGTTTTGCAATTTCATCTAATTCAGACTGAGCGCTTGTTTTAGCTGTTAAGTCTTCTATAACGTTATCAACGTTAGATGTTCTAGCTAAAAGAGCGTCAAGCTCGTCTACAGTACCAACGTTTGCGAATTGATCGGCCTCTCTCAAAGATTTTATCAACTCTCTTTTACCAGTAGAGCCAAACAAAATATCTCCAGTCGTACCATACCCTTCAATTGTATTGGCTATTTGTTTGTAGTTAACAATATCAGAACCTTTCTGGACTCTAGTTACGATGTCTCTTAAAAATTCTTTTTGCAATACGCCTTGAACTTGCTCTTTATTTTTAAAAACAGGACTTGTTACATCTATTTCTGCATCTGCCAATATATTTCTTTGGGTATCGCTAAATTCTAAAGCGCTTCTTGTCGGAGCTTTAGATCTATCAACTCTTCCAGATCCTTCAAACCTTTGTTTTCTAAAAGCCGCAGTATCAACATCTAAAGTATCAAACAATCTTTTTACTTGATCGCCGTTGTTTTTCTTTAAAACTACTTGAGTTAATATTTTATCTAAGTCCAAACCACCTGCAGCTACATCATTTAAAAGATTTTTATATAAACCTTGGTCAAATGCTTCCATACCTTTTGAGTAAAAATCATTTGCAATTCTAATAGACTGCATTTGAGCCTGTAATTTAACAGGATCAATTTTTTTGTTTTCAGTTATGTCTTTAATAACTTTTCTACTGTAATTTTTTTCTCTGGTTAAAGCTTCCACTTGTTCTTTTACTATCTGTTGCAAAGATTTAAAGCCAGATTTTTTTTCTATTTGCTCTAAAATTTCTCTTTGTTCTCTTATAGCTTCTCTTACTGATGCATTTTTTGAGTTATATTCTGTTAAAGATTTTTCAACTTTTGCAAGTCTATCGCTTTCAGAAAAGTATGCCCCTTGTGTACGTTGTCTTGTTAAAAGGCCATCACGTTCTTTTATAAAACTTGCTTGCTCATCTGCAACTTTTACAAAAGCATTTTCTGCTTGATAAATTTTTCCTTCAATCTCTATTATTTCTTTATTAATTTTTGGACTTTGTCCAGATACAATTATTTCCCTTAAAACTTTCTGCTCTTCAGTTACATTTGTTTTCTTTGAAGATTGAAGTATTTGGTAAGTATCTTGTTTGGTTTTTGCTAAATTGTTTAATTCTTTAATTTGACCATTTGCTTTAGCAATAAAATCTTCAGATTTTGTTAAACTTTTTTCAAAAAATTGTTGCAATTGATCGAAAGCTATTGAATCTCCGCCTTCTAATCTTTTTAAACTTTCGTCTATAATACCAATAAGCATGCTTCTGTCTTTAGAGCCAAGCGATGCAAACTCTTTAGAAGCTTCTGTTATTCTGTTAGCAGATGCTAGCCCACTTCTTAACTCTAAAAGTTCTTTTAAACTTAAATTTTTTCCTGTTTTATTTATAAGGCTTTGAAGGTCTGATAGTTGAGCCCCAGCTTTTGCTGGATCTAATTTTCCAGCAGCATCCAGCGCATCTCCAGCAATAATTTGTATGTAATCTTTTAATGGGGTTGAATCAATAAACTTTGCTTGTATACCAAGTCCTGGTCCGCCAAATGATCCAAAAGATAAAGTATTTTCTGATAAATTTCTTGGTATCTCAAAAAACTTTCCAGTAGATTCGTATATTTTGCTTTGAGCGTCGTACCAAGCGTTGTAGCCTTGAGCTGTTAAAGTTCTTATTTCGTCTCCAGCTTGAGTTGTTGCAGGCTCAGCAAAAGCGTCAAAGTCGGCTAACACATCATCCATCAAATTTCTAACGTTGCTGTTAGCTGTATTTAATTTTTTTTCACTTTCTAAAAAAGCTTTGCTAATTGATTTGGAAAGATTCTTACCAGCCGTTACATCTGCAACGCTGTCGCCAAATCCTGTTTTTATAAGATCGTCTATTTCTTTGTCAAATTCGGTTGTTAAATCGTTGGTAGATCTAAATAAGTTTTTTGCATCTGTTGCCAAAACATTTCTTACACCTATTTTTCTGCCTTGATACTTAGATACAGTTTCTGAAATTCCTTGCAACAAGCCAGTCAAAGGACTATCCATTGCTGCTATGGCTACAGCTCCTTTATATCTTTTACCTGTTTTAGAATCCACTACACCTGCTCTAGAAATAGCAGAAGCCATTTTTAAATCTTCTGCGCCAAGTTTGCCCCTACTTAAAGCTTTTTGGCCAAAAGTATATTTAAGAAGTTTTCCGCCCAAGCCAAACAAAGCTTCTCCACCTGCGCCGATAGCTGCCTCAGTTGCCAACAGGCTAGCTAACTCGCCAGGCGTGTTATCTTGTAAGCCAGAAACATACTCAATACCTTCCTCAATACCTTTTCCGCCCGCTGCACCTACTCCAGTTCCAGCAGAAACAACCCCTAATTGACCAATGCTTATATTTTTTAATCCAGGAAATTTTGGTTTAAGTTTTCCTCTGGTAAATATAGATCCTGCAATAGATCCAACAATTGGGCCAATAATTCCAGAAAAATCTGCAAAGTCATTAGCAGAAAAACCAGACTCATCAATAACGACGTATTTATTTGATTTTGGTTTTATTCCTAACTTTCTTAATCCGCTGGGTGTTAAAGCTAAATCACCTTTGCTGTTTCTAGTAAAACCATCTCCGCCAACCGCTTCTTCTAAAACTCTTTCTTTCCCGCCTTGAGTTTCCATTGCGCCAAGTTTCATTCTTAACCAAGGAGCGTTTACACCAGACTCAGAATCAAAATTATTCTTATCAGATTCTGACGCCATATTTTGAGTTGTACTGTCTACAAAACCAGTTTCTCCAGAATTATAATATTGAGCTGCTGTTTTTTGAGCAACATTCATATCATCGGTATCTACCTTAATAAATCTGCCGTTAGGTAATCTTATTTTTGTTGCCATTTTTTAGCCAATAGGTTTTATTAAACTTGGATCGAGCATTGTAGCGTCATCTTCTTGTTGAGCTTGCTCTTGCTGTATTCCATAGATAGAATCGTACTCTTCTAATTCAGGGATTTGATTTCCAAATTTTCTTTTAAGTGCTTTTAAATCTGCTTGACTTCTATTAAAAGCTGATTGCATAGGAACCCTTACTCTTTTTAAGTTATCCCTAGCCTCTCCTTTAGACATAAACCAGCTTTCAAAATTAGCCATAATCTCTTTAATTAGATCTCTATCTCTGTCTGATACAGTTTTTCCACCTTCTTGTAATATTTCTGTAATTGATTGAGCTGTTAAATATTTTCCTTGATTTACTGCTTTTGTTGCCGCTCCTACAATATCTCCGCCAACTCCTGTAAAACCTGCAACATCATCAATCAATCTTCCGATAATCCCATTAATACCTGTAACCTTTCCAGACGCTGCTGCAGCATCTAATTGATCAACAATAGCCATAAGACCTTGTTGTTTCTGCAATAGTTTCGCAGACTCTTGGTATCTTTTGGTTATGTCTTGCCAATCTTGATCGCTAACTTGGCCATCTTCTGCTGCATCTGCTATTAATTTCTTTAAATCTTTGCCAGCCTCGACACCTTCCAAACGTTCCATTTCATCCGCTTGCATAACAGCATCTGAAGAGTTAGCCGCTCCAATCGCTATACCATCTGCAAGATTATCTGTTGCAGCCATTGCTTTAGACATTTCGTTAAGAAAAATTCCTGTATTTCTGTTTTTTCTTTCTTTTCTTTTTTCTATAAAAGATTCTTTTTCTTTATTTTCTTTAATATTTAAGTCTTCTAACAGTTTGTTAATGTCTGCTATTTCTTGTTTTGTTTTTAACTTGTTTGCTTTTTCTTTTTCAACTTTTGATTTTTTAGCTGCAGCTTGCTCTGCAGCAATTTTATTTAAGTCTACTTGAGTTTGATCCAAAGCAATCAAAGGAGCCTCTATTACTGTTTCATCTTCTGGTAAAACAGCGGATCCTGAAAGCAAAGGAAGGCTGACTGTTGCTGCTGCAAATCTTCCTGGATTTGTTAATTGATAACCTTCTTTCATAATTGGAGTAACTATATCGTTCCCGTATTGCGGATAC